GCTGCGTTCGCTCTATGCGCACATGCTCCAGCGCACCGCGGCGTCGATCGAGAGCACGATCGGCAAGGCCGGGCCCAAGCCCGTCGTCACCCCCGGCGTGATCCAGCTTGGCTACGACCCCGCACCTGTCACCAGCGCCATCGAGCAGGCGACGCAGGCGTCCGCTGAACAGATCCTGAGCGATGGGCTTGCGCAAGGGCAATCCCCCCAGGTGATCGCGCGGCGGCTGCGTGAGGCGCTGGGAATGACGCCGAGGGAGGCGCTCGCGATCGAAAACTACCGCCTCGCGCTGGCCTCGGGCAACGCGTCGGGACTCAATCGCGCACTGAGAGACCGGCGATTCGACCCCTCGGTCGTGCGTGGAGCACTGACGGAAGCGCAAATCGATCGCATGGTCAACCGCTACGCGGAACGCTACCGCGCGTACCGTGCAACGATGATCGCGCGCACCGAGAGCTTGCGCGCGGCGAACGCCGGACGCCGCGCGGCGTATGTCGAGTATGGCGAACGCACCGGCACAAGCGGCGAAATTCGGCGGTTTTGGCTGACTGCAAGCGATGAGCGCGTGTGCGCTGTGTGTGCGCCGATCCCCGAGATGAACCCCGATGGCATCGGCTTGGACGAGCAATATGACACGCCGAATGGGCCACAATCGGCGCCACCGATCCATCCGGTCTGTCGTTGTTCGGAGCGATTTGTTCTGCCCGCAACGATTTAGCCTAGTGCATCCGGCACAGAAAAGCGTTTAGAAGGCAAGAATGGTCAATAGCTTACCCTGACATGCTGACGTTCGCGGACATCATTAAGGACAGCCCCACTGTCGCAGATGTCCATGCCACGTCCGCGCTCGGCAACCTCTCGGTCCTCAATGATGGAACGATGCGACGTCGCCGGCGCAAGCGACCACCGCCGCAAATGCCGAAAATCTACCCGCCGATTGTCAAGCACGACGACGATGCGAGCGTCACCTTCTACGTGCCGATCAGCAAGACCAACGATGAGCTGCGCACCGTCTACGGCTGGGCAACGGTTAATTCCGAAGCCGGTAAGATGGTCACCGACCATCAGGACGATCAGATTTCCGACGAGGAGATGACCAAGGCGGCGCATGACTTCGTCACCGCGAGCCGGCTTGGTGGACTGCTGCACGCGCTAAAGTCCGACGGCAATCCGCATGAGGGTGGCGGCGTGGTCGAATCGATCGTGCTCACCCAGGACCTGCAGAAAGCGCTCGGCATCGATCTCGGCAAGACCGGTTGGTTCGTCGGCTATCGGGTGACCGACCCCGACGCCTGGACGCTGGTCAAGGACGGCACGCTGAAAGCCTTTTCCATCGGCGGCAGAGCCCGCCGAGTCCCCGTGGAGGAGTGAAACAATGACCGAATGGCCGGAATACGTTGCCAACAAAACCATCAAGGCGCTGCCGATCGTGCGCATTGAGGAGGCGACGCTGTCGCCGGCGCAGCCGCGCAAGCTGTTCGTCGATCCATTGGGCAATGGCGACCTTTACCAGTTCGAGGAATTCATTCCGCGCGACGTGCCGAGCCGCCAGCAAGCGCATATCGGCGACATGGCGGTGCAACTGACCGGGGAAGTGATCGCCAAGAAAGCGTTCATGTTCGACTATTCCGGGCGCGATCGGTTGCAAGTGGAACATCCCTACGAGGACGATCCGGCCGAGCAGAAGGCGAACGATCCGCAGCGGCCGCCCATCGCGATCACCGAGACGGAAAGCGAACGCGCCGAGCGCGAGGCGAAAGAAGCGGACGAGGGCAGCGAGGCACGCAAGGCCGACGATCCGCACCCCGCGAAGAGCGATCCTGATCCCGAGCCGCAGTTCTGATCGATGGGGCGCCCGCACACGCTGAAAGGTCTCCGGGTCAACGAGATCAGCCTCGTGGACGCCCCCGCCAACCCCGGCGCTTTGCATGTGCTGTTCAAGCGAAAGGACCCATCCGTGGTTGATCTTGTGCAAGACGTGGTGAAACGGACATTCACCGCCGATCAGCGGCGCGCGGCGGTCGCCTCGGGCGCGGCGATGCCGGATGGCTCGTTCCCGATCGAGAACACCGAGGATCTGAAGAACGCCGTCAAGCTGGCCGGCCACGCGTCCGATCCGAGCAAGGCGAAGGCGCACATCATGTCGCGGGCGCGCGCATTGGGCGCCACCGGATCGTTGCCCGACGACTGGAAGGGCGGCAAGGCGAACGAAGGCCCGCTCGATCGGCTGCTGATCCGGCTCGGTCTGCGCAAGCACGCGGCGGGCGATACGCTCGATCCCGACCTCTACGCCGATCTTGCATCCGCCACCGTCGATACCGCCTCGGACGCGCTCAGCAAGTCGATCGCATCGATCCTTGCCGATGCTGCGGTCAGCGACAAATCCGCGGCGATCGAAAAGAGCCTCGCGGAGCACCGCGCGTATCTCGGCGAACACCTGCCGACGCAGATCGAAAAAGCCATGCGCGATGTCGCCCTGGCTGGCCTTGAGAAAGGAGTAACCATGCCGACGCCGGATGAACTGACCGCCCTCAACGCGGATCTGCAGAAGCGGCTGGACGCCGCGCTGCTCGACGTCGCCAAGGCCAAGATGAGCGACAAGCACAAGGCGTTCATGGACAAGCTCGAGACCGACGATGCCAAGGCGAAGTTCGCCGCCAAGTCGCCGGAGGATCGCGACGCGCAATGCGACGCGGCGAACAAGCGCCTCGCACTCGGCGACAGCGACACGGCGATCGCGCTGCGCAAGGCGCTCGATGATCAGGAGGATCTGCGCAAGCGGCTCGCGGTGTTCGAGGAAGATCGCGAGCTGATGGCGTTCAAGAAGCGCGCCAGCGATATCGGCGTGGCCGAGACCCAGGCCGAGCTGATCCTCAAGGCGTCCAAGGGCGATCAGAAATCCTTCGATGCTGTGCTGGACATGATCAAGGCGGCGAACGCGCAGGCGCGCACCGCTGGCGTGTTCAAGGAATTCGGCAGCAATGGCGGCGTGCCACGCGGCAACGGCTCCGCGCTCGCGGAGATCGAGGCGCACGCGGAGACGCTGCGCAAGGCCGATCCGAAGCTGAGCCTCATCCAGGCCCGCGTCACGGTGCGCAAGGCGCATCCCGACCTCGCGCAGCGCGAACGCGACGAGGAGCGCGCCGCGATCCGCGCTGTCACCTGACGCCGTTTTTTTGCCCGCTGTCTGTGCTCCACGCACAACAACCATGATTTTGGCCCTTAAATAAGGACACAGCGCACATGGCCACAGAAGGCCCCCTCATCCACGACGGCTCGCAGACGACCGCCGCTGCGGATCTGTCCGCTTCGCAGTTCTACGCGTGCAAAATCACCGCCGCGCGCAGCGTCAACCTCGCCAGCACGGGCGGCGAGCCGATCTACGGCATCATCCAGAACAAGCCGACGTCCGGACAAGCCGTCGATGTCGGCATTCTCGGCGTCACCAAGGCGGTCGCTGGCGGGTCGTTCTCGGCCGGCGCGGCACTGATGACCGACACCTCGGGGCGGCTGATCACCCAGACCGGCTCGACCCATCGCGTCGCCACCGCGATCGAAGCTGCCACCGCTGCCGGTCAGCTCATCACCGTCGCAATCGTCCCAGGCGGCGTCGCCTCGGAGGCCTGATCCCCGCTTCGCCCCTTTCTGCAACGCGTTCCTCGGCATTGTGACCGTAGGCCGCTCTTGGAGTATGCTCGATGCCGCAGCCTACATATGGCGACGTACATGTATCCGCTGCATTGACGGACGTCAGTGTAGCCTACATCCAATCGCAGGACGCCTATATCGCCGACAAAGTGTTCCCGATGGTCCCGGTGAACTTTCAGTCGGACAAATACTTCGTTTTCAGCAAATCGGACTTCTTCCGCGACGAGGCGCAAAAGCGCGCCGACGCGACCGAGTCCGCAGGCGGCGGCTTCAATCTGACCACCGCGACCTATTCCGCGGATGTGTGGGCGTTCCACAAGGACATCGGCGATCAAACGCGGTCAAACTCTGATCCGGCGGTCGATATCGAGACCACGTCGAGCGAGTTTTGCACCCAGCGGCTGCTGATCCGCCGCGATCGGCTGTTCGCCGCCAGCTATATGACCTCGGGCATCTGGGGCACCGACATTACCGGCGTCGCCTATAGCGCCGGTCCGACCACCGGTCAGACCGTGCAGTGGTCCGATGACGTCAACGGCGATCCGATTACCGATGTGTCGAACGGCAAGCTCTACGTGTTGTCGACCACCGGCATGGAGCCGAACGTTCTGACCATGGCCTATCCGGTGTTCCAGGCGCTGATCAAGCACCCGCTGATCATCGATCGGATCAAGTACACCAGTATGCCGACCGCGAAGAACGTCACCGCGATGCTGCTCGCGGAGATGTTCGACCTCGATCGGGTGATCGTCTCCAAGGCGGTCTATAACGCCGGGGTCGAAGGCGGCACCGACAGCTTCAACTTCATCATGGGCAACAACGCGCTGTTGTCCTACTCACCGGACAGCCCGGGTCTGATGCAGCCCGCCTCGGGCTACATCTTCGGCTGGCGCGGCTATACCGGGCTCAACGACATCGGGGTGCGCACCTCAAGCTGGTATATGCAGCGGTATCGCGCGACGCGCGTCGAGTGCGAAATGAGCTTCGCGATGCAGCTCGTCGGCGCCGACCTCGGCTACATGTTCAACTCCATCGTCGCGACTTACGTGCCGTAATGCGCGACGATCTCGCGATCCCCGGCTTCGCCATCGCCGGGGCTGTTGTGCGCAAGCCTTACGGGCAGGGCGCACAGCGGGTCTACGCCGGCACGGTCTTGACGCTCGAGGCGTTCGCCAGGATCGGCCATGTGGTCAAGCGGATCTGGGTGCGCGACGGAACGGTGACGCCGTTCTACGTGCCCGCCCATGTCAGCCCCGATGGCGCGAGCGGACATCTGATCCATCGCGGTGGCGGGCGCTACGACGTGATCCACGGCGTGCAGATGAACGCGGAGCCACTGTCGCGCGAGGAAGCCGAAGCGCTCGCCCAGCAACCCCCTGTCAACGCCTAACCCCTGAGGAGAGACCAGCATGGGTGTCGTTCAACGCTTCCAGGGCGGGGTCGCCTTCGATGAGCCGCCGAAATTCAGAACCGCGTCGGGGCTGACCGCGCACGCCGGTGGCGGGCAGGCGAGCGCGCTGCAACTGACCGGGAGTGGCGCGTCGATCGGCACCGTCGGGACCGCCGCCGACAGCGTGAAGCTGCCGATCGCCAAGGCGGGCAAGGTCTTCTTCCTGGCGAACGATGCGGCGGCGCACTCGATGCAAGTATTCGGCAAAGGCACCGACACCATCAACAACGTCGCGACCGCGACCGGTGTCGCGCAGGCGGCAGGGGTCTCGGCGCTCTACTTCTGCGTCATCGACGGCAACTGGGGCCGCGTCCAGTCCTCCTAACGAAAGGCTTGAGCCATGCGCGCACGTCTGCTGCTGACCGGGCTCATCGTCATGGCGGTCCTCTCCGGGGCCGCCGCGCTCGCGCAGCAACCAACCAGCAAGGTCTACACGCTGCCGCCGCCCATCATCGGGCAGGGCAACATCACCGCGTCATCCACGTCGACCGCGATCAACGCCGCGATCACGCTCGCGCCGAATTCTGGTGCGTTTCCCGTCGGCACGCTGATCAACCCACTGTTCGTCAAGGTGCCCGCAAGCGCCGCGGCCGGGATCACGATCTGCTGGCAGGGCGGTCTCTGCACCGCCGCCAAGGGCGAATACATCAGCCCCTCGGAGCAGGGCCAATGGCGCTCGCTCGGCACCCAGAACATGACCACCAATCCGCCGACGTTTCTTTCGACCGGCACGCCGACCGTCACTTTGGAGTGGTGAGTGACCTGGTCTTACGACATCACGGCACTGACGACGACGCCGCTTTACGCGCTGCGGCTGCTGATCGGCGACACCATCGTCAAAGATCCGCAGCTCCAGGACGAAGAACTCACCTGGTTCATCAGCCAGCGCACCTCGGTCTATGGCGCCGCCGCTGAGGCGTGCCGCTCGCTGTCCAGCCAGATGTCACGTCAGGCGGACTCCACGCAGGGCAATCTGCACACGCTCTATTCGGCGCGCTCGCGCGCCTACGCCGCTGCTGCCGCGCGCTTTGAGGTGCTGGCGATCGCGCGCAGCGCCGCGCTGCCCTACAGCGGCCAGACCTCGTATGCCGATTACGCGCAGAACGCGATCAATCCCGATCGGATGGGTCCGCAGTTCGCGATCGGCATGGACGACAATTACCTGCCCGATGGCATCGTTGGCCCAGAGAACACCTCCGGTCCCGGTGGCTACGGCTATGCGGACGGTGAAGAATGAGCGGCAGCGTCGATTTCTCTGTTGGGGGAATGACCGTCACGGGGCTCGCGGCGGTCACTGGCCGGTTCCAGGGCGCGGCGCGGCGGCTGCACGATCGACTCTATGACGTGATGATCGAAGAGGGCGAACAGATCGCCGAACTGGCGCGCGTGCGGATGGGCGAGCTATTCCGCAATCCCTCGAAAATGCAGGCGTCGATCCGCGTGCAAAGCGCCGATGATATCGGCTCGACCAGCGCGGTGACGGAAGTGAGCATCAGCGCGACCGGCCTGCCCTATCTGGCGATCCACGAGTATGGCGGCACGGTGATGACGCCGGAGATTTTTCCCGTCAACGCGCGCGTGCTGCACTTCTTCACCCCCGGCTGGGCAGGGTTCAGCGGCAGCAGCAGCAAGGAAGCTGCCACCAACGAGGTCTTCACCCCGCACACGGCGGCGCATGTCACTGTCATCCCAGAACGATCCTATCTCCGCTACGCGCTGGCGCAACGTCGTGCGGCGATCCGTGAAGCCTTCGCCACCGCCGCAATCTCGTTCTAACCCCCTTGGAAGAGCATCATCATGCCAGCCATCGCCGGCCTATCTAGCTACTTGGCCGATAAGCTCATCGATCATAGCAACGGCGTCTCCAGCTACACGATGCCGACCGTCTATGTCGCACTGATCCAGGCGACGGCGGGGCAATCGCCCCGCTCCACCGCAGTGACCAGCGGCCAGACCACCGTCCCCGCCTCGCTCAACGGCCATATGTATCGCTGCTCGACAGCGGGAACGACCGGCTCTGGCGAGCCGACATGGCCGACCACCTCGGCCGGCACGGTCACCGATGGCACCGCCGTGTGGACCGAGATGACACCGGATTTCCAGGCCAACAACACCCACGTGACCGGCAACGAATGCTCCTACACCGGCTATGCGCGCGTCGCGCTCAGCGGCTTGATGGGCTCGGCCTCGGCGGGCAGTGCGGCGAATACCTCGGCGGTGCCGTTTGGCGCCGATACCGGAGGCACCAACGATGTCGGCGCGATCTGCACCTATGACGCGTCGAGCGCGGGCAATCTGCTTAAATTCTGCGCGCCGTGCTTCCTCGCGATCGGCTCGGGTGTGACGCCCTCGGCGGCGATCGGAGCGCTCGTCACAGCCATGGTCTGATGATCGTGGCGCTTGCGGAGCGCCTTTAGATGACGACCGACGTCCTCTCCTCCAGCACGTCCAGTTGGACAGCACCGGCCGGGGTCACCAGCGTTTCAGCCGAATGCTGGGGACCGGGCGGGGGAGGGTGGCTAGCCGGTGGCGGCGCGGGCGCTTACGCGCGAAAAAACGTCGTCGCGGTCACGCCTGGGCAAACCTACAACGCTGGCACTGACTTTTTCATCGGCCTCGGCGGCAATGTCGTCCGCAATGGCTTCGGCCCCAGCCCGCAGAACGACGGCACGGGGGCGACCTGGTTCCTGACCAACACGACCGTGTTGGCTGACTTCGGCCGGGGCGGCGCTGACAACCCGTCCGATCCGACGCTGCCGTTCCATACCGGCCAAGGCGGGCTGGCGGCGAATTCGATCGGTGATGTCTGCTTCGACGGTGGCAGCACCGATTACGGCAGCTATTCCAGCTCGATCCCCGGCTATACCAATGCTGCGAGCGGCGGCGGCGGCGCTGGCTCGGCGGCGGGCGCTGGCGGGCAGGGCGTATCAAACTACACGCAACCGTCTGGCCCACAGGTGCCCGGCAATGGCGGCTCCTCGCCAAGCGCGGGCGCGGGCGGTCTCGGTGCGACAGCCACTGGCCTCATAGGCGCCGCTGGCGCGTCCAATCCGCTCGGCGGCGGCGGCGGCGGGACCAACTGGAACAACGGCAGCGGCGCAGAAACGCCCGGCAACCCCGGGGCAGGCGGCACCCCAGGCGGCGGCGGCGCAGGCGGCTACTCCGACGCCGCACCTGGCGCGGACGGTCAGATCAGCCTGACCTATAGCGCGGCGGGCTCTGGGGTGATCTCCGGCGAGTCCGACGCGGCGGCCTCGAACACCGGCACACTCGCGGGCGCAGGCGCACTCTCTGGCGCGTCTGATGCGATCTCCAGCGCGACAGGAGCGCTCACCGGCACGGGTGCGCTCGCCGGTGCGGCTGACGCCATCGCCAGCACGACGGGAACGCTGACGGGCCATGGCGCGCTCACCGGGGCCTCGGACGCGATCGCCAGCGCGACAGGAACGTTGACGGGTGCGGGTGCGCTCGCGGGTGCCTCGGACGCGGCGGCGTCGAATACCGGCACCCTGCTCAACGCCAGCGGTGCGATCTCGGGGGCATCCAGCGCGTTTGCCTCGGCCAGCGGCATCATGACCGGCGCTGGCGCGCTCAGCGGCACGTCGGAAGCGTTCGCCTCGGCCAGCGGCATACTCGGAACGGGTGATCTGTCCGGCCTCGCCGAAGCGTTCGCCAGCAATACCGGGCTGCTGCTCGGCGCGGGCGCGCTCGTGGGGCTCTCCGCGTCGCAGAGCACGGGAACCGGCACTGTCGTCGATTTCGTCAATGCGCTGTTCGGCACCTCATCGTCGTTTGCCAGCAATAGCGGAACGCTGATCGACCTCGGTTTCCGCGAGACGGTGATGCGCGCGCTGTTCGCGCGGCTGCGGACGATCCCCGGCTTCACCAGCTATTCGCGCCGCATGACGCTGCCCGGTGTCGTGCCACCTGGGGATATGCCCGCGCTGATGCAGTGGGAACAGCCGGAAATGGCGCGCATCCGCACCGGCTTTCCGGAAAAGCGCGTCTGGGAAGCCTGGGTCGTGCTGGTCTTCATCAATCAAGACCAAACCATCCCCGGTGCTTCGATCATCAATCCTATGCTTGATGCGGTCGAACTGGCACTCGCGGTCGATGATTTCGCCCGCAACGTGTGCAGCCTGGGCGGATTGGTGCACTACGCACGAATCGAAGGCAGCATCATCAAAGAAACCGGCGATACCGATAGCAACGGGCTCGGCGGCGCTGTTATCCCGATCAAGATCATGCCACCTTAACAACAGGAGAAATCGTCATGCAGTTCGGTTTCGGCTCAGGCCTGCTCTACACCACGCGCACCGACCTCGGCACCACGACGCCGCCGCAGCCGACGCTGCGATTTGGCGCGTTTCAGGACATGCAGCTCGATTTCTCGGGTGAAACCAAGCAACTGTTCGGGCAGAACCAGTTCGCGCTCGATGTCGCGCGCGGCAAGGTCAAGATCGAAGCAAAAGCCAAGTTCGCGCAAATCTCGGCGGCGATGATGAACGCGATTTTCTTCGGCGGCACGATCAATACCGGCCAGACGATCAGCGTCTATGCCGACGCGCAATCGATCCCCGCGACCTCGGTCTATACTATCACCATCACCCCGCCCGGCTCGGGGACCTATCTCAACGATCTCGGCGTGTATGATGCAACGACCGGCTTTCAGTACACCCGCGTCGCGTCGGGCCCGACCACGACGCAATACAGCGAGGCGTCCGGCGTCTATACGTTCGCCGCTGCTGATGCGAGCAAGGCGGTGCTGATCGATTACCAGTATACCGCGACCAGCGGCTTCACGATGGCCTCGGGCAACCCGCTGATGGGCAACACGCCGCGCTTTTCCGTGAGCTTCACGCAAACTTACGGCGGCAACAACACCACCATCCTGATGCCCAACTGCGTGTCCTCGAAGATGAACATGCCGACCAAAATTGATGATTACGTCATGGAAGAATTTGACTTCGAAGCGTTCGCCGGCGCCGGCTCGCCGATCACCATCTCGACCACGCTGTGATGATGGAAGGCCCGGTTCCCGTGGTGATCGGCGGCATGACGTATGTCTGCCCGCCGATGCCGTTTTATTGCCTCGAACGCGCGTGGCCGCACATCCAGAACATGTCGCGGATGGGCGCGCTCAATCGCGCGCTCGCCGCCGCGCAACTGCGCCAGCGCAATGCGCAGAGCGACGAGGAGATCGCCAGCGCGACGCGCGCCGTCGCTGTCGCCGAGGCTCTGGTGGCGCGCGAAAACGCTGATTTTATCGCGATGACCCATACCGCGCTTGAGGTCATCGTCGCCGCGCTGGCGCTCGATCCGAACGCGCCTACCTACGACACCCTGTCGAAGCAAATGCGGCCAACGGAGATCGCCGGGGTGCATGAGGCGTGCACCGCGCTGATGGATGCCTCGGGTCTGACCTCTACGTTGGCGCCGGGGGAACGGCTGGCGACGGGTCAAGCTCCAGTCCACCTGAATGGAGCCGGTTCGTCGCCGAACTAACCGCCTACGGGATCGAGGGCGGGTCCTGGGATCGTGTCGCCCGCACCGTGACGATCCCGCGCTATCGCGCGCTGCACAGGCACTGGCGTCAGCATCCCCGGCCGGAATGGCTGATCGCTGGCTACATTGGCTACAAGCCGCTTCCTGACACCATCAGCCCGGCCAGCAAGCGGATCGTTCGCCCAGCTCCTCCGACCGGCGCGCTCCAGAGCCTGTTTCACAGCCTCGGCGGCAAGCCTGGGCAAACCGTGGTGATGACGAGATGAGTGGCAGCGGCGACGGTAGCGTCCAAGTCAATATCGGCGCTGACGCGTCAGGCTTCTCAGGCGCCGCGACGACCGCAGCGGGCGCTGCGCAAGCCCTCACCGCGGCACTGACGAGCACCGCGAGCGCGCTCAAATCTGTCGCCTCTGCGGGCGCCGCGACGGCGCAGGAATCGCTCTCTCTCGCGCAGAAACTGATGGCGCAAGGGGTGTCAGCGGAGGCGGCGGCGAAGTTTGTCGGCCAGTCCGCCGGTGCGGTGCAGGCGCTGAATTCACGCACCGCCGCTGCCGGGGGCTCGCTCGCGCAGTTCACTGCGGCGGAACGCGCGGTGGGCCAAGGTGCGGAGGAGATGGCGGGTGCCGTCAAATCCGCCGCCGAAAGCGCCGCGATCTTCTCCCGCGCGCTGAATCCGACACCCCTGCAAGCATTGCGCACCCTGATGGGCTCAGCGATGCCGGCCGCGTTCCGCATGACGCAGAGCGCCACCGGCCAGGTGATCAGCAGCATCTTCGGGCTCAACAGCGGCTTCAACTCCGCAGCGGACTCTGCCGCTGTGTTCATGCGCGCGATGAACCCGACGCCGTTGCAGTCGCTGCGCACGATGATGGCGAGCGATCTGCCGAGCGCGGCGAACGCCACCAAGGTCAGTCTCAGTCAAGCGCTGGACGCGGCAATGGGCGTCGATCGCGCGTTCAAATCCGCCGCTGACAGCGCGCGCGTGTTCTCTGCCGCGCTCAACCCCACACCGCTCAAAACGCTGCGCGATCTGATGGCGGATGACGTGCCCGCCGCCGCGAGTGCCACAACGGTCAACTTCCAAGCGGTGATCGACGCGACAACCGGTGTCGGGCGCGCGTTCAAGAGCGCGGAAGAGTCCGCGGCGGTGTTCAACAAAGGGCTCGATCCCACGCCGCTGCAACAGATGCGCGCGCTGATGGGGACGGATCTGCCCGCCGCTGCGACGCAGACCGCGACGAACTTCCTCGCGGTGATCGAAGCGACGACCGGCGTTGATCGCGCCTTCAAGTCCGCCGCCGACAGTGCCGATGTGTTCACCCGCGAGATCAATCGGATCCCAGCAGCGCAATTGCGCCGCACGCTGAGCGCTGATCTACCCGCCGCCGCCAACGCCACGAAGGTCAGTTTCCAGGAAGTCATCGACGCATCGGTGATGATGGGCCGCAGCTTCAAATCCGCCGAGGAAAGCGCGCGGGTGTTCGAACAGGCACTCGACCCGACGCCGTTGCAGCGGATGCGCTCGCTGATGGACACCGACGTTCCCGAAGCGGCAGGTCATAGCGCGCGCGGTTTTGCTGGGATCACCCGCGAGGTCGTCATCCTCGGTCATGAGGCGATGACGGGCAATTTCAGCCGCATCCCCGGATCGATCATGGTGCTCGCGGAGCGCGCAGGCGGGCTGATGACCGCGCTTGGCAATCTCGCGTCGGAATTCAGCGCGATGCAGCTCGCCGGCGTCGGCGCGGTGCTCGCGGTCGGCGCTGCGTTCGGCGTCTTGTTGCTGCGCGCGCATGAAGCCGCGGTCGCGGTGCGCGAGGCTGAGAACGCCGCGGTGATGTCGGGGCGCAGTGCCGCCGAGGCGCGAACGGAGATGGATAGCTTTGGCGCGTCGATGCGCAACATCGGCGTGATGGGCGCCAGCGCGATCAATGTCGTTTCGTCCAAGATCAGCCAGCTTTCCGAGCTGAGTACCGCGCAAAAGCAGAAGATCGCCGATATCGGCACCGAACTGTTCCTGAACTGGGGCAGTGACGCGGAAAAAGCCGGTCAGCAGATCAACGATATTTTCTCCTCGACCAGTTCGCTCGACGCCTACTTGCAAAAGCAACGGCTGCTCTCGACCGACCAGCAACGCGCCTGGGCGGAAGCGACCACAGCGGCGCAGAAATATCAGATCGGCATCGACGCGATCAGCGCACGGCTTGAGCCGATGAACGCGCAGATCAAGCAGATGCAGGAGGACGCCGCCACCAATCAGGCCAACGCGATGCTGGCCGGGGCGGGCATGATGCCGGTGGCCGGTATGCCGGTGGCGGGCAAGGGCAATCTGACCGGGCCACAGAGCCTGGGCGATGTCGAACCCGGCACCAAAGCGCCGGATACCGGCGCGACCGAGGACATGGGCAAGGTCATCGAGCTCAATGCGCATTTGCAGGAGGAGAAGAAACTCACCGAGGACCTCGCCGCCGCCAAGCGCGTCCTCACCGCTGCCACCCAGGCGGGTGATGCAGCGCAGATCGCAGCGGCCAACAGCGCGATCCATACCGCCGAAGCGCAACTCGCGATGTGGAAAGCGGTCGGCGATCCCTCGGTCACCGCACGGCAGAATCAGGAACTCAATGCGATTCTGGAAAAGATCGCCGCGAGTGCCACGTCATCGAAGCAGCTTGCCGAGGACGAGAACAAAGCGCGCATCGCGTTCTGGACCGCTGAGTCGCAGAAGGCCGGCCAGACCGAGGCGCAGATCACCGCTGAGAAAGCCGCTGCGACGCGCGCACGCCTCGCACTCACAGCGGAAGAGTTACGCGGTGGCGAAGCGGACGCCAAGCAGGCGCTGCGCGACAAGCTTTCCGCGCTGAGCGAAGAACAAGCGGCGAATAAAGACAACTTCGCCAAGGTCATGCAAATCGAGCAGCAGAAACTGGCGCTGCTGCGCAGCTCCTCTTCTGCAACCCAGCAAATGGTCAATGAGGAACTGACCAAGGAAGACAATCTGCGCCGTGAGCACGCGCAGCAAATGGCGACGCAGGAAGCGCAATTCCTCGAATCTGAGCGCGCCGCCGACACCGCCGCCTACAATGCGAAGAAAGACGTGCTCGACGCCGAGGTCAACGCCGACAAGATCAGCAAGCAGCAAGAGCTTGCCACCCTCAGGGCATTCCTGGCCCAGCAGCACGCCGACGAACTCGCCGGGATGAACGCGCTGCTCGCGACGCTCACCGACGTGCCCGCCGCCTACGCGAAGATGTACGACGAGATCAACAAGCTGACCCAGCAATGGGTGGCGGAAGACGCGCGGTTGCAAACGCAGGAGCAGGAAGCGCGCAAGGCGGCGTGGGACAAAGCCGTCGCGCCGATCGAACAGTCGATGGAGAGCCAGGTCAGCGCGGTGCTGCGCGGCAACGAGACGATGACGCAGGCGGTGGAAAAGCTGGCGAGCGATATGGTCATCAAATACGCCGAGATGGCGGTGAAGAAGTCGCTGCAATGGGCCGAAGGCGAGGCGATGGACCTCGCGCACACGATGTTCACGCAGACCGCGACGACCGCCGCTGTCGTCGGGGGCCAGACCGCGCAGACCGCCGCCGTCGTCACCGGTGAAGCGGCGCGCACGACCGCCAAGGACGCCACGCGCGCGGCCTCGTCCGCGACCGATGTCGCCACCGGCAGCGCCTCGGTGATGAATTCCGCCTATCAGGCGGCCGCGGGCACCTATGCCTCGGTCAGTTCGCTGCCCCTGGTCGGCTGGCTGTTGGCGCCAGCGGCAGCGGCAGCGGCGTTCGCCGCGGTCGCCGCGTTCGATTCGATGACCTCACTCGCAGTCGGCGCCTGGGACGTGCCGCAGGACATGGCTGCTAATCTCCACGCCGGGGAAATGGTGGTCCCGGCCAATTTCGCGTCCGGTTTGCGCGGCGCGATGGCGGGCGGCAGCGGCATCGGACCGCAAGGGCCAAGCCAGACGCTGAACTATAGCCCGCGCATCTCGGGCGGCGGCTCGGCGGATCTCTCGGCGATGATGCGGCAGCAATCCGCCGCGTTCAAATCCTACCTCTGGCACGCCACGCGCAACGGCGCGCTGTCGTTGCCGCATACCGGGACACGCTGATGACGCTCGTGGACTTTGACGGCTTCGACCACTACGCCTCTTCCTCGCCTGCCGATATCATCAATCGTCGGGCCAGCGGCTGGCAGTGGTCACAGGCCTCCGGACCGC